GTGGTGGCATACTGCGAAAGAGAATTCGCAAAAGTTGGAGACGAAGCAAGAAGACTCGATGTTCGACTCTCCATGCACCCAGGCCAATTTACAGTCCTTGCTTCAGATAGTGAAGAAATCGTAGAGAGATCAATTGAGGAATTTGAGTATCATATCAATGTTGCACGGTACATGGGCTACGGTGAACAGTTCCAAGACTTCAAGTGCAACGTCCACATCTCCGGTAGAAAAGGTCCAGCCGGTATCCAAGCTGCGCTTAAACGACTCACCCCCGAAGCCCGTAATTGTATCACTATCGAGAACGACGAAAACAAATGGGGAATCGATGCATCCTTGTGTTTGGAGAAAGATGTGGCGCTGGTTCTAGATATTCATCACCACTGGTGTAATAGTGGAGGCGAATATATTGAACCAACAGATGATAGATTTAAGAGAATCATTGACAGTTGGCGTGGCGTGCGTCCTGCAATACATTACAGTGTAAGCCGTGAAGACTGTCTTGTTGATCAACGTCCAGACACAAAGCCTGACTTTCAAGCATTGCTAGAGCAAGGCTACAAGAAAGCAAAAATGCGAGCACACAGTGACTACATGTGGAATACTGCGGTTAATGATTGGGCATTAAGATTTTTACCCTACGCTGACATTATGGTAGAATCCAAATGTAAGAACTTAGCAAGCATTGGCCTTTATAAATACAATGAAGGAAAAGATAATGAGCAATTACTTGAGCAGCATGTACGGTCGGAAGAGCAAGACACTAGAGACACCGTCCTCGGATAAAAACCCAAACAGAGTTACTGGCGGCCTTAGAGCGCAGGGCGCTGATTCTTATAAAATTATTGCAGAAGATGGATCCACACAAGAGATACCAACACAAGCATATGTGCGTAGCCTTGAGGATCAACAGAAAAAAATGCGAGCAGCCATTAACGTATTAGAACGTAAGACTACTCGCCAAGAGTCAGAACTGACTACTATTAGAAACTTAATTAAGCGGACCTAATTGCCTTAATAACAGCATCTTTGTTCATACTGGCATTGGCTTTAACACCCTTTTCCTTAGCAAGGGCTAGAAGATCACGTTTATTCATTACGTCTAAACCGTCATCTTTCTTTGCTGCTTTTTTAGCCGCTGGTTTTTTAACTGCTGCCGCTGGTTTCTTTTCAGCCTTAGGCTTTGCTTCTGCTTTTGCCTTTGGTGCTGCTTTTTTAGCCGCTGGTTTCTTTTCAGCCTTAGGCTTTGGTGCTGGTGCTGGTGCTGGTGTCGGAACCGGCATTGGTTCGCTTGGTGCATCAGCTGGTGTAATGCCTAGTAGTTTTCCCAACCATGTTAACATTTTCTTTACTCCTTTGAGAAATTGTATTAAATATAGTTAGCCATAGGAGAACCTAAAATGATAAAGAAATGGATTAAAGATAGATTAGAAGAACGTTCTAGCATCGATGGTGCTTTAATGATTGCAGCAGGTGCTTGTATAATTATATTTTCACCTTTTGCAAAATTAATTGCATACGCTGCAATTGTATACGGTGCTTATACAATATACCGCAACTAAAATCTACCTATTGGCAAGTCTGAACTAGCACTCATGTTCCAGACTTGCTTTTTTTCTACACCCTTTTTTTGTGCAAACTTTTTACTATCACAGTTAATGCACACGTGGAAGTAGTTATTACTAAGTCTTTTAGGGTCCATTGTTCCTCGTTCCCTAGTAAATTCTACAGCACAATTATCACATCTTAATAAAATCAGCGTCTTATGGCGGTAGTATGTGTGTTCTATACCGCTTTTACTTTTACGAACATGAGTAGTTTTTTTCTGTGTCTCACCTAAATACATAAGTATATTTACATTAAGATTATAAAAAATAGCCATAAATAATAGTGAGGAATAGCAATGTCAATATGTACACTAACACCATCTGCACAAGCACAAATTGAAAAATTATGTGACGAAAACGATTGTTACGGAATAAGCCTTAACATCAAAGGCGGAGGATGCGCAGGGTTTGAATACGAATGGGGCACTGTCAAATTACCATCTGATATGGACGAAGACGACGAAGTTATAAAAACTGAAAATAATTATAGTTTTATCATTGGAGTCGATAGTATGATGTTTTTGATAGGTACTGAAGTAGACTATGTAACTAGTCTAGTAGGATCTAACTTTGAAATTAACAATCCTAACGCTCAATCATCGTGTGGATGCGGCGTAAGTGTAAATTTTGACTTGGAGAATATACCGCAACTGTAAAAAATTAAAGGGGGCACATTATGGCCAAGCAACAGGTAGATATTGGTACCGAGGGTAATGACGGTACTGGTGATAGTATACGTGAAAGTTTTAAGAAGGTAAATGAAAATTTTGAGGAACTGTATGCCGTATTTGGCATCGGGGGGCAAATTGGATTTGTGGATCTTACAGATACACCTAACACATTACTAGGTAATGAAACTAAGATTCCGGTAGTCAATCCAGCAGGTAATGCTATAGAACTTAGAAGCTTAACTAGTAATGGCTCAGTAGCATTTAGTTTTGATCAAGATGGTGAAGTAGTAATTAGTGTTGCAAGTTCTAATGTTGAGTTAGACACAAGTCCTACACTAGGTGGCCCGTTAGACGGCGGCGGTTTTGCTATAGGAAACATAGACGTATCAGAAGATGCAGTAACACTTCTTAATGGTATTCATGGCGCTAATTTTACAATTGACGACTTGGCGATTAATAAACGTTATGCGGATGCTACTTACGAACCTAAACTTACTATAGGTGGTTTAAGACTTGCAGACGAACCTACAACAGTTTCGCAATATACAATAGCAGTTGATACAATAACAGTAGGTGCTGGTGACTTACGCGGTGACTTAACTGTTACAGCACACGGATTAGCAGATAACTATACAGGATCAGGCTGGGTATTCTCTAGTACTGGTGATATGCCAACATTTCTAAATTCTACAACAGGCGCCGGTGGTACCCTTACACAGGGCGCAGTTTATTTTATTGGAGTTAAGGATGAAAACACACTTACAGTTCATCCTACACAAAATGATGCACAAACAGGCGGCACTAGATATATTCTTACTACAGGCACTGGCACATTAACTCTTGTAGACCAAGACTATGATGCAACCTTACCAGGTAACTGGTTAAAGAGTGTTGCTATTCCAAGAAAGTCAGCAGTACGTAGACAAGGTGATTCGATGGACGGAGCATTATTCCTTTCTGACCATCCTGGATCATTCAAAGGTGTAGGTATTCCTAACGGACAAGATGACCTACAAGCAGCAACAAAATTATACGTAGATCAACTATCAGGCGAAAGCCAAGTTAACATTTATGTTAGTGAGCAAGGCGACGATTTACAAAAAAACACACCAAACGGCAAAGAAGGATCTAGTTTACAACTAGCCTTTAGATCTGTCAATGCAGCATGTAGAAAAGCTGAGGAAATTATGATTGCTGCTCCTAGAGAGCCGGGTCCGTATATGCAAACTATTACATATAATAATTTTGAAAATGCCGCAACTGTTCTAAACGCAGGTATGCAATCACCGGTAGCAGATAGAGCTGATGCAAGAGTATTACTAGAAAAGAATAAACTATTTTTACAAAAAGAAGTTATAGCGTATACTGATGCACAGTTTCCTGCATTTAATTATGATAGAGCAAGATGTGAACTTGACGTTGGTTTAATACTAGATAGTATTGGGCTAGATATTCTAAGAGGTAATACTGCTAACTTCCTTTCAAGACAAGCAGGACTTAGATATTATAGCACGTCTAGTGGTAAGAGAGCGGTAGGTGAACAGTTGATTCAAACTGTAGCAGCAATGCAATACCTAAAACAACTTGTTACACAATATATTGTTAATAATGTAGCAGTTCCGCTTCCAACACAAAGTCGTGTTGACCAAGTTATAGACACAAATTACGAACCTGATAACCTTGCTGTAGCAGCAATTTCTGATAAATTTGATGTTATACTTGCTATTGTACAGAATGGTGTTTTTTCTGCTCCTCAAATAATTGACGGTTCTACAGATTATAAAATTAACATTGATCAAGGTACATCGTCAAGAGTTGATCAGGCAGATCCTACTAATACAGATATCATTCCAGGTAAACTTATTAGAGGTAAAACAAGTGGTGCTCTAGGACGTATTATTGATTATGTAAGAGAAGAAGATGCTGGAAACAGTGACCCGTTTGATTTTGCTCTAGTTGAATTATATGAACCAATTGACTTTTTACCTGATGAAGAATTAGAATACGGTAACCAAGTGCAAGAGAAGCAAATATCGATTATAATCGAATCAGGAATTTATGACGAAGACTATCCAATAAGAGTTCCGCCGAATGTATCTATTGTAGGTAATGAATTTAGAAGAAGTATTATACGTCCTAAAGATAGAGTATCACAATCACCACTTGCAGATTTATTCTATTATAGAGATAATGAATTTGATGGATTAGTTATAGGTATATCTAACATAGGTACTATAGGTACATTTGTTAATGATGGCGCAGATGCTAGTAGAACTCCAGGTACATATACAGTTGATTCTACTTTATATACAACCTTAGGATATGGCGAAGATGCGATCTTTACAGTAGTTGTCGCACCAGACGGTGCAGCAACAGTTACAGTTACAGACTCTGGAAAGAACTGGAGAGTGGGAGATACAATTAGTATACCTGATTCTGCACTAGGCGGTGGCGG